TGGGGTCACGCAATGTTTAGAGCAGATCAAAGAGATAATTGAAAAAAACGTGCCTGTAAGGTCTTAGTTGTTTTCCTGTTGGGTTTTACCTTTTTACCCTTAATAGACGCTGTACAGCCTTTAAATTGCCTTTGACGGGCATTTTGTTTTTTCTTTTGCGTCTTTTTCTCGATCTTATAGGTCTTTTGTCTATTAATTCGGAAATAGTAGCTGTGGTAGTAAAGCCACTCATTTCCCGACTTTCCGCATTGCTCTGGTATGTGCTTGTTTGAAAGTCTTGCCCGATCTTAAATCTTTAGCCATTTCCTTCATGTGTTTTAAAGAATGATGCCGGGCATGGCGGTTCATAGCTTTTGTTTGGGTTTTATTGAGTTTAGCAGTGAACTTTTTAATAGATTTAACTAAAACCATCTACCGCTTTTTTCTTTTCATTTTTTTGTTTTTTTTCTTTTTTTTCATTCCCTTAGAATGAGCACCTTTTCCAGTATGATATGGCATTACTTTTTTCCTTTCTTCTTTTTACCCTTTTTTTGACTTCTTAATATTGCTTGTTGAAGTGCTTTTGGTAGTTTTTTTTGTTTTGGTGTTAGTGCCATGATACCCCCCTTTGGTTTTGTGTTGCAATGATTTTTTAAGAAAATAACTCGCTATGCTTGAGAAGATATCATAAAGTTTCAGGTATATTTTTTTCATGATACGAGCTCAAAATGAGGAGCGTCTATGAATGGTCTACGATTCTGAGAGCGTCTAAGGTCTATGTAAGAATTCATTGCTTCCTCTGCCGTTCCCTCCCAATCTCGCAGGTCTGGTATATTCCATGAAGCTCCCCATTTAATACCAACACCTTCACGCACCGCAGCTTCTTTAAACGCATCTGCGATATCATCGTACAGATTTAATTCCCAAGATATTCTTGAGCCAATATACGCCACGACGTCCACAGCATCTCCTGTTAAGTGTTTGCTTTTCATGGTTTGCGATGCACCTCTAGCAACTAAATCCTCTTGCTCTTTTTGAGTTCTGAGTCCACATGAAACTCCAAAGTCGACGTTCGTCAGTCCGATGGCGGTGGTAACTACAGAGTGCAGTTCGTTTTTCACTCCGTCTAATCGTCCTAAACTTCTTTGTGATAATGTAAAAGCCATTACTTTCTCCTTAATTTAGAGAATGACCGCAAGCCAAATGATCCGGCTATACTTGCATACATTCCGTATTTGATAAAGTCTGGTGTTTTTTCAAGATTTTCCCAACCTCTAGCCATGATATCCTGCATACCCCCCCAAGGAATGAAATTTGCCAATATTATAGCGACAAAAACTACTGTCCACAATTCATCTTTCCAAGAGCTCTTAGATGCGTCCATTGCCATTGTTTCCCAATTGGCAGTGCCCTCTGCTATTTTCTGCTCTTTAACTGCTTTTGCTTTTTGTATTTGTGATTTGCTGTCCAGGTAAGAAGTGCCTAGACCTACTATTGAACTAACGATCTGACCTATCATTGCCACCCCCTTTAGCTTCTTTGTTAATGAATACCGCAAAGCTTCCTGTCATTGCTCCTGTTACAACAGATATAAGTGAAGCCATTTGTGTGCTAAGTTCTGGTTGTGCTAATGCGTATTCAATACATCTTATGTAGACAAGCGTCATAACAATCATCATAAATCTTGGAACTATTTGCCATCTATTTAGTGTTTCTGGTGTCATTTTTTAAAACTTTCATTAAGTGAATCAACTACGCTGTCTATGTTAGGCTCTTTGCCATGAGGGTCATATTTGCAACGATATTGTGATGGGCACTCTCCCTCAACCACCAACGTGTAAGTATTGTTTGCTCCTTTATATAAACACACTTGCTGTCCACTTTTTGCTCTCACTCTTTTGTATCTTCTACATATAACATATTTTGGGTCTTCTCTCATCCCTTTTCTTATTTCTTGTTCCCAAGTCCAATCACTAAATTTTTTGAGAAAACAAGTAAAACAGTTCTTTATATTGTCCGATTTTGCGTAATATATCACCTTTCCATTTGTACAAAGCCATTCAAAGGTTTCTTGTCCACCTTCTTTTCTGACGCATTTATCCCTAGTTTTATAGCCACCAACCCCTGTCCAACCCCATGAGTGAGTAAATGAAAAGACCCAAAAGACCGATGCCAACACTACACACAATGACAACGACAATAATCGTGATAACTTTTTCTCTAAATTGCTGTTTATCGTAAACCTCCTTTTGTCTTCTTTTTCTTATATCTCCTTCCATTCTGATTAATTCGTCCCATGCAGATTGTCCATGTGAGAACTGAATGAATGTTCTCAAGTCATTTCTTTGTTGTTCTAGCTGTTTTTTTGCAGTAAATGCTTCGATTGCTTCTTGTTCAATACTTTTCCCATTCATCACTTTTTTAAGTAAAGATGGGTTTTTTGCTGACTTATGAGCGTTATCAATATCGGAAACAGCACCCATCCACCGGGACAAGTCTTGAGACATAGACTCAAGCTCCCGACCTGCATGGAAAGCCCTTTTTATCCCGTTAAATGCGGTGCTTGCAACTGCTAAACTTGCACTTATACTTACAGGGTCAAACATTTACAAACCCCCCTGTAGTCAATTTATAGCACTATAGTGTTGAAGATTACCCCAAATGAACTTAACACATAAAAGGCGGTTATTGAAATAACTATTCTTTCAAGTCTGGACACCCTACGTTCCATGTCCTGTCTAAAATGGTACATATCGTTTTTGAGAACGCTTAGTTCCATTAGTATTGCGTTTATATCTGCTTTGGTCATTCTTCAGCTTCCTTAATAGTAAGCTTTTTTTCTTCTACTTGTTTTAGTATTTCTGCGTAGTGTCTATTATTAGGGTCTATTGGTATCCAACATTCTACTTTGTCAATAATCGCTTTAATTGAAGTTATCTTATCATTTGTGGGATTTTTGCTATATTGTGCTGATTCGATATTCATCTTATAACTCCGCATCAAAGGTTACATCTCTACCAAAAACATAGGTATCGGTAGTTGTGGCATTTGCTCTATAAGCGAGTTGCATACAAATACCAGATACTAACTCATCTGTGGCATTTTCTGTGCTACCTATGACGTTTGCAAAACTGCCACCACTAAATGTTTTTGTTGGTGTAGCTCTCATTTGAGTAACATAATAATGCGTAAAAAAATTGTATTCGTTATTTCCAGTAGATACCCATCTTCTAGCAAAACCACCCTTTTGAAAATATCTCTGACATTTTTCAAGTGTTGTTCCTATATCTTCGTGCTGAAAATCTGATGCTTGTGAGCCTATTTCAATTTGTATACCAGTTATATACCATGTAGCGTTTGCGGTGGTTAAAACACCTGTGGTTGCTCCAGTTGCAGAGTTTCTATCTGCTGATTCCCATGCTCCTGCTGTACCAGAATAAGTACTTCCGACACCTAATCCCCAAGCAACTTGCAAACTTCTAGCGTTAGTTGTTGCCCATGTGCCAGAGGTATCTCCTGCCACAGTAATACTTTTTCTTTCCCAAGTGTCAGCACTGGATATTGTATAAGTAAAAGGATACGCTCTATTGTCAGAACCATTACCTACCGCACCACCATGAGTTCCTGTTATACTACTTCTAACATAAAAAGATATCGTGATTGTTTGTGCATTGGCAGTTCCAAATTCTAACCTAGAAGCATCCAGACCCTCCATCCTATATAATAAAGCAACTCTATCTGTTGCTGAAACAGAAGAATCAGCCACTGTCGTTATCGCTTTTAAAGAATTAGCAAACCCTACAGGAGCATCGGCACTTTGTTCAACAGTGTTAGTTCCTCCATGAGATTTATAAAAAGTCATTCTATCAAGTGTTGTCGTAAGTCCTGTGCCTAATGTTATTGTGCCACCTCTTTGATGTATTTGCATCGCACCATTTATAACAAGATTGGGAGAACCTGCACCAACATTCAATGTTCCTCTGCTTTGTACTTTAGTTAAAGGCATCTTTATTCTCCGATGGCGTTTTCTGCATCTCTCTGTTTTCTAGTCTTATAATCTGACCTAGCGGTTATTAGCTTTACAAAATCGGCTTGGTTGCTTGGTATTGGGTCTGTGAAAGATTCATCATTCATGAGCTTTGTTGTCCACTCCTGTTGCATCCTTTTCCAAGCGTTGTTTATTTTGCCTGTCATTGCGTCTTGCACCCATTGATTTATATCTAACAAGTCATTATTCAATATAGCTTGTTGAGTGTCATCGACCTCTATTTTAAGTGTAAGTTTTGCCATTTTTTATTTCCTTTTTTTAACAAACTAAGTATCCAGAAAATGAACTATATTGATGAAGGTCTACTTGTGCTGAACCTGTATTTGGTATGTTTGCTACAATATAAGCAGTATCATTTGCATCCATATCTACTAAAACGCTGAAAGCGTAATGAAAAGAGGAATCAGAGTTCAGAATGTGATCTGGGGTAGATGAAGTTCTTAATGTTCTATTTGACATAACTAACATAATCTCAAAATATGAATAGCTGTTATTTACTTGTTGTGCAAATACATTTACGTTGATTTGATATCTGCCTGTAACTGGTGCGGTAAATGTGTTAGATGCAAAATTACTACCTTGATCGAATATCTCTGTGCCAAAAACCATCGTTGTTTGTGCATTGACTGCAACATTCGTTTGAGTTGAACTTGGTTGAACCAAAAAAGCGGGTTGATTTGGCATAGTTAGTTCTGAAGGTGCTTCTAACTGCCCTATGGCGGTTGTACCAGACCCACTAATAGAATTTATCTTTAGTACGTTCCCGGCTGTGAGATTGCCTGTAGGAAGCGTTAAAGTGTAAGACTGCCCGGCAGAATGTGCAGGTGACCGCAACTTAACCCCATGTGAGTTTTGTGAACAGTTTAACTGTAGTGTTCCGTCTGTAGTGCCATCGCCTTTTATAGACAATCCCGCACTTGAGGAAGTAGAAACAAAGTTTGTCTTTGCGTTTGTTACTGTGCTATCACTTGGCGTTCCTATGTCTAGCGTGTTTCCTAAGACCAGAATAAAATCTATTGAGTCGCTTGATGATAGTGTACCGCTTGAGGGTAAGAATGTGATTGTTGACCCCGAAACTGAAAAGGCGGTCAGCGGTTCTTGTATAACACCATTTAAAGAAACCAACATATGCAAGGCTGATTCTGGTACAAACGCCACCCCACCATTTAGAAGATTATAGGTGTTGGTGCTCGATGTTGTTATCGCATCTAGCTTGATATAGTTCCCAACTTGAGGTGATTTGCCTATATATGCCATTAAATTTCTGCTTCTATATGTTTTTTATATGCTGTTTTTATATCATTTGTGTGAAACTGCTTTACCATTGCTTTTACATCTGCACTCTCGTTTGAACTGTCTGAGTCTGGTGCTACAACATGGCGGTGATAACTTCTTGATATTTCTTTACCATCTTCTTTTATAACTGTAGCTGTTCTAACTTGTATGCTCTTGAACTCGCCTACGACTTCTATTTTATCTTGTATTGTTTCTTTTGTTATTGCCATTTTTATCTCCAATTACGATGCTGTCATGTAACCTATACCAAATATTAAATGTGAACCTAAACTGTTTCCGTCATAATTTTCTCTGTGACGAGTACTACTATTGAATTTAAAACATGAAACATAGGTTGCATTTGGGTTAACACGAACTAAACCAACATCACCACTCGAACCCGCTTCAAACATTGCCGAACTGTAAGCGTTTGCATCTACAGTAAAAGGCAACCCCCCTATTGCTAATTGATTTGAACCTTTTCCAGAAAAACCATCAATATAACATTGAGCAAACACAAATGCTCCAACTTTGACATATTTTGCTAGATTAATACCAAAGCTAGAAACCCCTTGAATTGCTGTTGGTGTCCAATTCCCTTCTTCGAAATCGTCCAAGAGTTCTACTTGATTTGAACCACTCCCATCACTTGTGGCTGAGAAACTAAGTCCATGACCACTTGCAAACGTAATATCCCCATCGGTAAGTGTTAAACCATTTGCTACTGTTAAAGAGTTTGCTATCGTTGGACTGTTTTCTATTTTTGCACCAGTAATAGCATCATCGGCAACTTTGGCGGTTGTTATCTGTCCATCTTGTATGTCAGCACTTGTTAACAAAGCTGATGCGGGTTGTACTCCTATAAATGGCATTGTTTCCCCTTATGTTATCTCTAATATGCTAAGTGTAGCGTCTATCTTTGCTTGAACACTACAATTTATTTTCAAAACATCGGTTGCCTGTAAACATACCTTTCCACCAGTAAGAACCTCTAACGTTGAGCCATTAGGTATGCTAACCCCTTTGACAACTGAAACATTTGAGTTTGTTTCTGTGTCGCTTGTGTCGGACTCTATTTCTACATCTACTGTCACGGCTGTAGTATGAATGTTACAAAGCAATAACCCTATGATAACTGTGGTTGTTGAATTTGGTACTGTGTAAAGGGTTTCAGCCGAACCAGAACTAGGCATTGCTCCGTTGGTTTTTACCTTAAATGTGTTAGCCATGTTTTACTCCCTATCCTAGAGCAATCGCCAAAGGTAAAGCATTAGGGTCAGTTTCTGATATAGTACCAGTTGTTGACATTGTGCTACTTATTGCATTGCTTGTTATATTTATTGAAAACAACTCAATATTGTCTGAACCATCGTTAATCTTTACTTTTAGAAAGCCACTTGTTCCATTATCGACCCATATAGTGCCTGTAGCGACTGAACTTGGTGCTGAACTTCCTATGTGTGAAGTGTTCAAAGCTGTCAAAATATTATTCAATTCAGTCCGAAAAGAACTAAAACCTTGATTTGCTAAACTTACATCTGAAACCTGTGCCATGATTTTTTATACCTTTTTCCTGTTAACTTTGCAACCCAAATCCCTTTGCTATGTAGTCGAATGTTCTATCGACCGCACCCCCACTAGAATTTGCAAACGCTATTGTGAACCCACTTACTGTCTTTGAACTTATTGTGAAAACATCACCAGTAGCCATATTTTGTGCGGAAATACCGATTGCAGGTGCTTCAAAAAATGGGTTTGTATATGTTACTGTTTTACTTCCACTTGATGTTGTCAAATTACTTTCAGCGATAGTTCTTTCTTCCATATTTAATTTAATCACAATTTGTTTTACATTACTAGACGTTTGAGCATCGTCATTAGACAACTTAAGACGAAACTTTGCAAACTTAAATTTAAATGTTGCTGACTGTGTAATGTCTTGGAAGCTTGTGCAATCGGCTAGTGATGTTGTTGATGTTGCAATCTGCACTCTATGAAAAGCGTGTATTTGTTCAGTTCCATCAAAAGGTGCTTTTGCTTCATCGAACAGTAACGCACCTCGACCACTATCAAAAAAGTCGTAAGGATTTTCGGAATCTAATGTAATGCTAGGTTCTATATTTCCATCAAATATTTGTGCAAGTGAAAGCGAATTACTAAAATTGTAAAAGCCTTTTGCATCTCTATTTGTATTATTAAAGTTTGGGTTTGAGGTTGTATCTGTTCCCCCTAGTTCAAAATCACCCTCCACACTGTCGAAATTCCCTACTGTATCGTCAAAATTTGTTACTGTGTCTAACGATAGTATTACATCTCCAGAGGGGTCTATCTTGACAGCAAGCGGAAATGTTGCGTCCATTTGGTCTGAAGCGGTGAAAATATCCGGTGTTTCTGTGAATGTTGATATTTGTTTGTAGGCTTGTATTCCGGAAATGTTTGTAGTTACGATTGTAGCTTCTGCGGAGGTGTTGCCATTTTTATCAACTGCCTTGATGAGATAAGAACCCACTCTAGCAGGCACTATAGCGTTATCGCACTTTCTTCTAGGGCATCTAACAAGATTAGTAGAATTAATCCAATTAGCACCAGTAGTAACATTTTGATAGCGTATTTCGTAAAACGATATGTCGAGATCACTATTAGCTGAGGGTGGTGTCCATGTAAGCTTTAGATGGTCTTGACCATGTAATTCAACCCCAAAATCTTCGACATTGCTTGGCGGTTCAACGCCACCGACTATAACTCTGGTAGTTGATATAAAGGTGCTCTTGGAACCTATTGTATTTACCGCCCTAACCCGGACTTGATATGTAGCACCATCTATCACATTAAGGTGCTGATATTCTAGTATTTTTCCTACTGCTATTTCTCTGAAAGAATCACTAACAGCATTTCCATCGGGGTCTAATGTTTGTTTTATTTGCACCTCATAATTATCAACAAAGAGGTCTGTTGAAGCACCAATAGTAATAAGAAGTCTGGTAATAACAATCCCATCGGCATATTCAACTAATTCATCTCCTAGCGTAATGCTTGCAGGTGGCTGAACTGAAAAGGGGTTTGGTAGGGTGGTGTCTGGTATTGTTGCCACCTCTTGTTGTGTGCCAAATGTGTAGAAACTGTCTTGATGTTCTGAGCATTGTAAACTTACTGTGTGGTCAGTGTTAATTGACATTCCTTGCACTCTAAAGGGTTTTGCTGAGAAGCTTGGAGTCGCATGAGTCACATTCACTATATCGCCTATTGCTAAGTCTAAAGCTGTGGCATCTGCCCTTAGAGAAATATCTAGACTACTTCTTGACCGCCTTAAAATTATCTCTGCCATTTCCTGTGCTTGATATGGACTCGTGAACATAGAAAAATCAAATCTACCCTCTAGTAAAAGACCCCCATCAGCGGTTTTCATGGTTGCGTGTTGGTCTGCCGACGCTAACCCTGTTTCATCTACTGGTGGGAACTGTGCTGTATCTGATTGATAGTTCTTTCCTGGATTAATAAAATTCACAATAACCCTATTATATCTTGAGTTCTTATTTTTACTTTGAACTGTGATACCGCCTATAATATTGTCCTCAGTAAGTGTAATAGACGCTGAGCCTGTGCTTTCTACCAAAATGTTATATTTACCGCCAGAGAAGTTAAGGTACGATCTTGAACCCCTAACAAAGTTTTTAACGTTATCTATAGCTTTTACTGACGTATCAACCACCGCATGGCTATCCATAAGGTCTATTTGACTTGCACCGCTGAAGGGTGTGATATTTGTATCACATACATCTGTAGCGGTCTGCCAATCCGCAAAGTTGCTATCAAAATAATTATTTGGGATACCCATTCCAAACCTTTCGTTTCTTAGGTAGTCTAATAGCTGTAATATTGGGTTGTCGGAATATTCCCACGTTGAGCTAGTGTCTGCTCTATGGCTTCCGCTACCGCCTGTAACTGTGCTATCCAGATTTGGGTTGTATACCTTTCGACCCTTAATAATTGCCTGAACTTTAGGCAATGAGCCAAATTTATCAGCATTCCACTCAAACCTCAGTGCAAGGTAGGCTAAACCTCTGAGTCTATGGTTTGAAGTCCATGAAGTAAGTGTGGATAAAAGGGTAGATGCTGATTGTGAGTCTGTCCCCAAATGTGCTTCCACTGTGATTAAACTTGAATCAGCAAAGAAATTTGAATCAGAGCTCGCAACTGTTCTTTGTGTTCCATCGGTTAAAGCACCACTAAGTGTCACTTGGTTTTCGTTGACAAATAGGGTCTCTACGCTGTTTATTTCGCCCTCGCTTAGAACCAATGCCATATATAAATATTGGTTATCTGTTCCCGATGTTTCTAAAAATACTACATTACCACCGACTTTTCTTGTGCCGTATACCACCGGGATAGATGCATTTGCTCTAAATTTATTGACGAGTATCCCCTGTGCTTGCTGTTCTGCATAGTCATCCCCGAACTCTGGTATATCTGGCTGTGGTATTAACCACCCTACAACGTCTTCTACTACGTCAACAACAACATCAACTACGTCACCAATAAAATCAACAGTTTCACTTACAACATCGCCAACGAAATCAAATACATCTTCTACAAACCCACACATTTAACTTAATCTCCAGTTTGCACCCATGTTCTCAAAACCAAGCTTTTCAAATACTGAATCTATTTCTATTTTCGTTGTCACGCCTATAACTATAGGTAAATCTTCTGAAACATTTTTTACGCTATCTATCAGTGTTTTGACTAACTTAAAACTTCTATATTGTTTTTTAATATATATAACATGGATATTTATAAGTTGTTGTTTACTAAACCAATATTCTGATTTATGAAATATGCAACAGCCTATAGGTACCTGTTGGTCTAATTCTTTCACAAGAATAATTTTGCCCTTTTGTAACATTGCGTTGATAAATGCTGTTAATTTTGGCTTATCTACTTTGGGTAAATCTACGTCAACTAAATCAACTTCTTTAAAATTTATCAACAAATCAAAGACCTCTTGGAAATCTTTTTTCTCTGCTTGATATATATGAACGCTGCTCATACTCGACCCCATTTAATATCACTTATAGTCAAAGCTGAAAACTCCATGCCTTTGTCGGAAGAAAAAAACCTTTTTTGTGAAGTATCTGACGTTGTTCTACCGCTCTGTTTAGAGAAGTTACCCCAATGTGACGTTACAGTTAGGTTTATGCTTGCTGATTTCGTGGTATCCGTAATCTTATATTCGTCTATTGTTCCATAAAATAAAAGGAATGGGTCTGCTATCAGTGCCAAGTTTGCATCTAAAAACCCTCTGTAAATAAACACGTTGTCATTGATAATGTTTTCGTTAAGTGCAATAGATATATATGTTTGGTCTACACCAGAGAGATTGACGATGAGACTGTTTTTTGAAGGTGCGTTTGTCTCGCTGACCCCTGTTATTCCTCTTAAATGTCCATTTGACTGGTAGGTTCTTGAAGTTCCAGAAACGCTTGAGGTAATGTCAAAACTTGCGTTTGTGAGGTATACTGGTGTTCCGAAACCTAATTCTAATAAAATAACTGGTTCAATATTTCCTGTGGCTAGCTCTGTTTTTACCGCACTTGTTAAACCTCTAGCCATCTATAAACTCTCTATTACATCAAACTCATAATTGAATAACAAATTACCATTTTTATCATTTCGCCCTGTTGCAAACTCTTGAACGTCACTTGTTAAATGCACTGTAAAGGGCACTGAGTCATAAGTAACCGCACTATTATTTGCTAGTGCTTCTCTGAGCGGTGGCTCTATTGTCACTGTAGAAGCATTGCTAGATGAGGTTGCGTCCTCGACAACCATATAAACTTTGTCATGGGCAAACTTTATAAAATCACCTGCTTTCAACCTCCCCGACCCATCTCCTGCAAATCCATCTATAGCTATCGTAGTATCAGCTACCGAATGAGCACCATTAACTAACAAAGTGCCTGTTTCGTTGCCCTGTGCATTTAAATAGCTTGGGAACGTCACTGTAAAATTATCTTTTCTATTTCTTTGTTTCATAATAAAAGCCATCACTGGTGCAAAGTCTGCTCTAGTAAGGGGAGGATAAGAAATAGTAAAACTAAAGCGTTGACCTTGCACCTGTCTCCTAAATGTCTTTCCGCTATCCGTTTCACTGAACAAAGTCTTTTGATTGCTCTTGATATTTATAGCGGTGAAATTTGTATTTGGTAAAGCTCCACTCATACGACTGCCATTTTACCCTTTTCATTCATAGCACTGTTAATAAGGTTTACAATCACACCCCGACTATTCACAAGTAATTCGTTAAAACCCCTAGCATCCACAGTATTTATATTGAAGTTAACAGTGACGTTTTGGTTCATGCCAAGCTTATCATTTGGTACAACTGTTCCGGCTTGGTCTGGTACAAAGAGCTCTGCTCCTTTCTCTCCAACGATGCTTGGTTGTCCTACTGGCGGTCTACCACCCTTTTCAAACCCTTTCATTTTACTGATCAAAGAACCACCGAATGCTAACGCACCCGCAACAGCAGCAATATTAAATGGAAATGGTATACTTTCGAAAGTTTTCATCGCTCCACCATAAAGGCTAACCATTGCATCCTTTACTGCTTTCATTTTAAACATTGCACTAGATTTAGCAAAAGCCATTTTTATTGCGTCACCTATGAGCATTTCGACAAAACTTCTAACGACAAACGTTCCTAAATCTTTAAAACTTAGTTTTCCTGTCATAACAAAATCTGTTAGGGTCGTTTTAAGTTTACCAAACGTTGATGCACCGATATCTTGAACCTCTTTAAACATATCTTTTTGTTTATTCATTGCGTCTTCAAAGCCTTTTGCGAAATTTGCATAGACCCCTGTTAATGCTTCGGCTTGTGCCTTTTCACCACTTAGTGCAGTTTTTCTTGCATTTGAACTTTCTGTTGCTACCTCTGACGCTTCCTTATTTTTTTGCATGAGTTCATCAATTTTTCTTAATTGCTCTACAAATGAAAAGACCAATGAATCTTCTTTTACCCTAGCCTTGTCAATTTCTACGCCAAGACTCTCAAAGACTATTTTGCTTTTCTTTCCCATATTTTCGACATCTTCACCCATATCTTTCACTGGGTTTCTGAGTGCTTCTGCTTCTTGTCTTAAAAGTCTGACTGATTCTGCAACTTCATCAATAGACTCTTGACTTCGGAATAGAGTGATTTTGTTTAATTGCTCTTGCATACTGGCGGTGGCGTCCATAACCTCAGCCATAATTTTATTTATGCTGTTCATTACTCCTGCAATTACACCGACTAAGAGTTTCCCTTTTACACCAAGCATCAAAAATCCAATTACGCCTAAAGTGTCTATGGGTGGCGGTAATGCTCTAACAAAATTTACCAAGCCTGCTACTGAATCACCTATAAATTTAAATACTGGTTTGAATGTGTCTATTATTTCAGTTGCGAATAAAAGCGTTCTTACTGTCGTTGCTACTATCGCTTGCCCTATGGCTTCCGCTGAATCTTCTATTGCACCAAAATTTTTACTTAATTCATTGTTCAGTACTTGTGCTGAAGCTTTTAGAAACTCAAATGGTCCGGCGTCCATTACTGCCATTTTAAATAAATTAAACTTATCGCCAATCATAGATAGAGTACCATCGAATGTTTGTGCCATTGTCTCACTAGCACCTACTACTGATAATGTACCCTCATCAAAAGCTTTCATAATATGTTTTCTGGATTCTTCTGCACTAATCTGAACACCTGCTTCAAACCCAAGGAGAGCTCTTACACCCCTTTCTCTGAATAAATCGGCTGAGTTTATACCACCTGAAAATGTTCTTTGTATTTGTTCAGCTGTTGTTTGGAAGTCTAAGCCAGAAGCACTTGCAATATCTCCAGTTATTTTAAGTAATCTATTAAGTTCTTCAGCGTCTTGCGAAACAACTGCCAGATTTGCAGACCCTCTTTGTATTTCTTCTAAACTAAAGGGAACTTCACTTGCAAACTTAATCAAACCCTTAAAAGCTTTTTCGCCCTCTCTGACATCAGAAAAAAGAAATTTGAACCTTGTTTGTAATCTTTCTACCTCTCGCCCAGTATCTATAAAACTTTTTGCAATTAATGCACCTCCTATACCAACGAGTGCATTTTGAAGGTTGAAAACTGATTGCTTAAGATTGTTAATACCGACTGTGGCTGACCGCATAGCCTGTCTGGTCTTATCTTTTGCTATGATGTCTATATTTACTTGTTTTGTTGCCACTTACCTACGTGCCTTTGCTAGTCGTTCTTGTCTTTCTCGTTCCTCATGTTGGATTTGAAAATAAGCAATCCAAATATTAAATTCTTCGACAGACATTTGCAATATTTCGGAAACTGTTTTGTGGAGCTTTTCGGCTAAACCAAAGATATTGTATAACTCTGGGTCACTCTTTAGTTTTTTTTATAATCCTCAATAGTTTCATTCCCGGTTCCCATTATCTTTGTGGCAACGTCTGCGATTACATTTGTGTCAGCTTTTGTTTTGAAGGAAAGAATGTGAGAAGCGTTAAACATCTTTTCGCCATCTTTTGTTAAGGCTTTTTCAATAATAACGTCAATAAGAACAAGCAAATCGGTATTCGTTGCACCCTTGAATATCTTTTGTTTCTCAAGCATATTAAAAGGCTTGGTGTGAATAGCTTTATCGCCTGTCAAACCCCACTCTGGAACTTCAATTATCTGTGTGTCTAGCTGACTAAAATGGTCACGAATACCATCAAAGTAGTCAATCTTTTCATCTGCCATTTACTTATACTGTGCCTATGGTAAGACCACCATTCCCTTGACCAGATACAGTTCTAGTTGTAACACCATCTAAGGTAACACCTACAGACATTCCAGTAACAATTCCAGTGCCACTAAACTTTCTATCTCCAGACTCATTACCCTCTGGCAAGAAAGCAAAAGTTAGTTCTGCTCCTTGTACTAAAGATGTTTGACCGCTATCGGTTTCATCAAAGTTCATATCAATACTAAATATGATTTCATTGAATTACCAAGTGCTGTATCTTCAACAACGTCATGGGTGGTATCGACTGTGAACCCTGTGGCATTACCTAATGTAGTACCCCCAATAGTTACAACCCCTTCTTTTCCGTGATGTGTAGCCATTCTTTACTCCTTTTCTTCTTTAGGTTTTTCGACTTTTTTAGCAACCGCCTTTTCATCATGTACCTTATAGCCATTTTTTTCAAAATGTTCTACATGGTCTTCAACGCATTTTATTATACTTTCGCCTTTTTTCATAGTCACATTTTTAGCCATTATGCACTCCCTCTAGTAAATTCATATAGTACCCTTGCTGTTATTCGTACACCACCATAAGGATATATTGTACCCTCATCTGAAGATGCTTCGATAATTTGAGTATCAATAGCATTACCATTTCTAGTTATATCATTATCTAGCGTTTCTTCAACCACTTCTATAATTTGGTTTCTTACTGTGTCTATATTAGAGTCCGTGCCCTTACCAAAAGCAACTATAAGAAAATCTATCGTACCCCTATATGTGCCTGCTCCCGTATCCCCTATACTCGATACCTCCCTCGTCTCGTCACCAGATTGCACAAATAATGCCGGGAATTGTGCATCTGAGAGCTCTTCAACCTCAAAAGGTTCCCTTGTTATCTTTTTAAACTCTATCGGACTTGTGACTGCGTCGAGTTTTGTAATTATGTCACTAGCAATACTTTCTCTTTTGCTCATAGTCGCATCTCTTTAAAATAAAAACTCGCAAACTCTGCTTTTAGCTTATCTTCTTCTTTATTGCCTATAGCAAAGAATGGTCTGGTAATACGTCTTTTTCCTACCCCAAATGTGTCGTGATAACTTGCAATCTTTGCCCTTTCCATGTTTGAGAAAAATAAAGTGCTTTTTGTACCACCCGTTTTGAAATCTAAACTGCGAAACATTTTTCCTGTATCTGTGAGGTCTACAAAGCCTGTCTGTCTACCCCTCTTTTTACGACCTCTTACAGTGCTTGGTGCATATGGTCTCATTTGACCGCCATCTGGCAACTTTCCCGATTGAGTACGCTTTGTAATCATAAGAACAGCCATGTTTGAAACCCTATTTAATGACCTCTGTATGACCGCCTTTTGTTTCCTTCCCATGTTTTTTAATAGGTTTGTGACCTGGATAGCATTGACGTCTACTTTAACATCTACTGCCATTAGCGAACTAATCTTAAGTGGTGTATGGGTTCTTTTTCACTGTCGCTTACTGTTCCACCACCATCTTCATCGTATTCGACCCCATCTCTGAGAATAGCTTGAAACTCCTCCTCATACCTATCTCTGTAGAAATCTATCTGGACTTGGAATGCGTCTTTGCCCTCCCCAGTATCCGGGTCACGCCATTTAGTCAGAATAGGATAGATATACTTCCATAAACATAAATAAACGACTGACTGTGTCCATTGTGAGTCTGTAAGTTTAGAGCTATCCATTTCTACTGAAGTTATTTTAGTAATGTCCTTATAGCGTACTGTGTGCCTGTATCTTTCCCACCATTCTTCTCTTACACGCCTAATCACATCGTTTTCAGCAAATTGTAGTTGGTCTTCAAAAGTTGTTACCCCAAATCCTAGAATATCTGGCTGTATCTTCTGTAAACTTGTATCAGCAACATTGAATTCGTTTGTAGCCATTATTCAGCCTTTTTTGTTTTCTTAGGCTTTGGTGCTTCCTCAACTACTGGTTTCGGCTCTACTTTCGGTTGTGCTTTTGGCTTTCCATCGTCAAGTGTCCAACCTCGTATACCCCAGATGTTTTTATTGTTTTCGTAATCTATTTTGGGTCTTTCAATTACTCTATCGCCTTTAACAAGCTTAACCATTTCCATTGTCATAATCCCTTAAAAAAAGGGGGTAGTTTCCCACCCCCATAGTTTTTATGTAGCTAGTGTGTCAGC